TCTTTTATATGAAATAATATTTCAAAAAAATTAGTAATTACTTGATTACTATTACTTCCAGTTGTTGTTAAATAGAAATTTGGTAAAAAAGGGTTCAGATTTATTTTAGATTCAGTATTCGTTGGGTTTTCTAAAAATTTTTTCAAGTCATTTTTTTTTGTATTATTTATATTTATATATTGGAAATAAGGATTAAATTGTGCAGACTGCAATGAATTACTTGTCATCTACTATTTATATACATTTTTTTTAAAAATAAAATGAATTTAAAAACAATTAAATCAGATTATTTATAGAAGTATGAATAATTCTGAAGTATTACTAAATGAGCCTGTCCAAGAAAACAGTGAAATATCAACTTTGCTAAATTCTGAAGAAAAAAAAATGTCAAATAATATTAATGTAAGTATTCAACCCAAAAAAAGAGGGCGTAAACCAAAAAATCTTACTCAACCTAACGAAAATATTCAAGAAAAATTAGAAGAACATAATTCAAGTGGATTGAAGGATAAACAAGCTGAAGAAGAGAATAAAGAAGAAGAAATAAAACCTGAAAAAATATTAAAAAAGAGAGGACGTAAACCTAAAATTAAAACTCCAGAAGAATTAGAAATTGAAAAAATTCCAAAAAAAAGGGGAAGAAAGCCCAAGGAAAAAGTTTATTCGGTAAAAGAATTACCAAAGACCTTTTATGAAGAAAATAAAAATGAAACATTAATATTACACCTACCAATTCATTTAAATGAAATACATAAAAAAAATAATCCTGAACCAATTGATGAAGATAATTTTTCATATATAGAAAATAATAATAATAATTTTTCACAGACAAATCTACCTACACAAAATAATTTATTAGAAAATAATGAAAATCATTTAATGAATTATCAGGAATTATTAAGCTTTGATGAAATAAAAAAACAACCTCAATATGATGATATTCAATCAGTTAATGACCATTTAAATCAAAAAATAAATCAATTTGTTTCCTCTTCCTCATCCTTGGGTGAAATAGATAATGAAAAAGCAAATCAAATAGAAAATCCAAATTCTTTAGGAAATATATTAGAAAAAAATGATGGTATTGAAAATGTACATGATAATAATGAACAAGCATGGCAACATGATTCTAAGAATAATAATAAAGTTATTAAAAAAAATTTAAGAAATATTTTATATGAGTTTATCAATGCAAATAATACCAATGTATGGCCTGAAAAAACAAGTACTGCGTGTTGGTGGTGTTGTCATCAATTTGAAAATATTCCATGTAGTTTACCTCAATTTTATAAGCGTGATAAATTTTATGTAAAGGGAATTTTCTGTAGTTTTAATTGTGCAGCATCTTATAATTTCAATAATAGTGATAATGACATGTATGAAAAATATAGTTTATTAAATTTGATGTATAAGAAATTATATAATAAAAATTTTGTGAAAATTAATTTAGCACCTCCACGTGAAACATTAAAAATGTTTGGCGGATACTTATCTATTGAAGAATTTAGAGAAAATGCTTTAGAAAATAATAAATTATTTAATGTAATTTCTCCACCACTCATATCTATTATTCCAAAAATTGAAGAATCCGTTAATCATAACAAAGTATTTGGACATACTTTAGTGAATGGTGTAAATGAAAATATACTGAATAAAACTCAAAATTCATTAAAATTAAAGAGAAATAAACCAGTGACTAATCCTAATAATACACTACAATCTTTTATGGATCTAAAAATTTTATAGAAAAATAAAATCATACCTTAAATTATTTTATAATTTTATATTCTAAGAAAAAATGAAGTATATAAAATGTAAATTATTTTACTTGAAAAATAGAAGTTTAAATTAAAAATTAATTAATTTAAAAAAATTAATACTTTTTTATTTTTAAATACATTGAAAAAAAAATATTATTATATATTATAAAATGCCTTGTGGAAATCCAACTTATAAAGGAAAAGGACTAAGAGGGACTCCTTCTTATGCTCAATCTTGGAATTATAATAAATTTGCATACGATAGTTATAATTTAACAAACTGTGGTGAATCTTGGTGCGTACCCAAAGGTTCTATCTATACCAACCCTAAAGCTGATTTCAAATATTTTTTCAAACAAAATAAAGCTGGAACTTACAAAGATGTTTGTGGTGATCCATACACATACTATTCTTACTGGTATAGAAGATTTCCTGACCAAACTAATTATTTAAATTGTTACTTCCTTCCTTATTCAGAACCTAACTACTATCATAATAAGTATGGTTATACCAATTCTAAAGGAAACTGTGTCTCTGGAACTAATATGGGTAGATATAATACTGTAGATAATGGTTTCAAATTTTATGATAGACAAATTAATCCTACCAAGTAATTTTATTACTTTTACTCATCATATAATCATCATATAATCATCATATAATCATCATGTATTCAATATTTTATTATCTAAATACTTTTTAATTATTATATATAATTAAATATAAATCATTTAATAATTATTCTAAAACATTTTACTTTTTTTATTTAAAAACATATTTACTAGTATAGAATTAAATACATAAAATAATACTAAAAATATAAAGAATAATTATGAAAATCTGTTCTTGGGATGTAGGAATTATTAATTTAAGTTATTGTATCATTGAATTTGAAGATACAATACATGAACACCATTATCAAAAAAATATGAAAAAATATAAAATTATTCATTGGGGAATCATTAACTTAATGGAAAATAAAGAAATGAAGAAAAATAGAAATTTATTATTTGAAAATATACCTAAGAAATTAAATGAAATACCTCATTTATTAGATGTCAATTATGTAGTAATAGAAAATCAACCATCTTTAAAAAATCCGCAAATGAAATCCATTCAAATGATTGTTTACTCTTATTTTTTAATGTATGGCAAAGTACTAAATTCAATAGAAGAAAAGAAAATAAAACAAATTGATTTTTGTAATGCATCCAATAAATTAAAAATGTATAAAGGACCATTTATTGATCTCAATAAAGTAAAAGAAGAAGAAAAAGAAAAAAAATTGGCAGAAAGAAATGCGAAAAAAGTCAAAATTTCTAAGAAAAAGAAAAATAATCAAGAAGAATTAATTATACAATATACAACTTTGACTTCAAATGAAACTATAGAAAATAATGATCCTCCTATTGATGAAAAAACTGAGAATATAGAAAATAACGAAGAAGAAGTAAATAATGATGATGAAAATAACGAAGAAAAAATTAAAGATAATCAAAAAATATCAAAGAATCCTAAGCTAACATATACTGAAAAGAAAAAGATGGCTGTAGAACATGTTAAATATTTTTTAAATAATGATGAACAAAATTTAGCCTTTTTCTTAACACATAAGAAAAAAGATGATCTTGCTGATTCTTTTTTACAAGGTCTTTATCAAATTAATATGAATATAAAATGATTCTAAAAAATATTTTAACATAATTCAAAAATAAATTATTTTTTCTTTTAATCAGATAAATCTAGTTGGAAACCACCTTTCTTCTTTTTTGATTTTTTCAAAGAAGAACGCAAATTTAAGCTTTCGTTAGAACTTACAGATGCATCATCTGCATTTAATTCGTCAATTAAGTCATCAATATCAGATGGACCACTCATTGTTTTTTGCCCAAAGTTAGAGGGTCCTGATTGACGACTTGCTGAAGCCCTGTTATTAATACCTTGTTTCATTAAATTACCCAGCATATCATCTTGTCCAAATTCATCATTAATGTTATTATTCATTTTCTTCGCCGCTGCCTCCGAAATATTTCGTGCTATATCAGGATTTTCACGTAAAATATCTTTCATCTTAGGAGAAGATGTTTTGAACAAGCTATTTGTCAAATGAAACATAAATCCACTACCGGCAACCATGGATAATAATTTTAATTCAGGTGCCATTTTTACACTATCGCCGTATTTTTCATGAAGTTCTTCAAATACTTCATCATAATCATTTACATTTTCCATCATATTTTCCGACCACCCATCTAATTTAACATCGAAAGGATCAAAACGATTATTTAAAAACTCCACACCACTTGTGACTGCCATTAATATCTTGCGACTAAATTTAATACTTTTTTCCACATCACGTTGTTTCTTTAGGCGTTCAAACTCATATTTTAAATCATCATATTGAGAAGCCATACTATATTTTTTAGAAGGAGGATATCCTTGTTTCTGCAGTCTTTCTAAATTAAATAATAGTTGTTGTTTTTCTTGTTGAATTTCTTCATATGTTTTTTCACGTGGTCTTGAAGATTCATCACTACTATCTGAATTATTTGTCATATCATCATCGTCATCATCCTCGTCATCATCGCCATCATCATTCGTATAATAATTACTTTGTGTATCATCATCTTGGTTTGTTCCAGAATTACTTGAATGATTGGATAATATGTCATTGGATTCCGAGTCATCATCCTCATCATCGTCATCGTCATCGTCATCATCATTAGTATCTTCAGATGTCATAGTTGTATTTTTTTTTATATTTGCTAAGCTACCAAATGTATTGGAAGGTACTTTTTTAATAAGAGATGGCTTAATTTTTATCTTTTTCCCTTCCGGAATATTAATTGAACTACTTCCAGATAACATGGGCTTTATATTAGTATTTAGTTGTTCTTTTTTAAAATCATTATTTTGACTATTAATTCTAATATTATTTCCTAAAGGAATACTGGATATATTCTTAGGGGAAAAATCATTTTCTTTGTGGATAAATAAATTATTAGACATATTATTTATGTTTAACAATTATAAATTTTTACTAATTATTACGCATTTTTTATAATTTCTTCTTTTTTATTACTCTGTTTCAGTAAGCAAAAATTACTATTTTCATTAATTACAAATTTAATTACTATAAAATATAATAGAGTCAATAAAATTGACATTTTAATATCTCGAGTTGCCATAAAAAATATACAAAATAAAATTAAATACCGTAAAATTGCATATTCTATAAATAAATTGTCTAAATTCTTAGGTAAATCCATAGCTAAATATTTTCCTCCAATATTTAATAATAACATAACAGAACCATTAAAAATAGGACTTATTGATAAATTTGCTAATATGTTATCCATACTTATATATTATATATTATTTTTAAAATTTGTTTCAATTTCTTGAAATAAATTATTTAAATCAGAAACTTGATCTTTAAAAGGTTCTATCGGAGAAGACTGACTTGCATGATTATCAGAAGAATTTTCAAATTGAAATTGATTTAATTTTTCTAATAACTCTTTGTGTTCTTGATTATTATTTTGATGATTATTTTGCTCCTCGATAAAATTCTCACGATTATCAGAATTTTTAGTAGAAATACTAGAATAAGAATTGTTTTTTTCTATACTAGATTGATTTTCTAAAGAAGAATTATTTTCTTCTAAAGAAGTATCTTTATTATCTGATTCATTTATTATTTGATTGTGTAATGCAAATGGTTTTACATCAAAATAATCCTTTATTTGTTTTATTTCATCTATTTTTTTTTCTAATTGATTGAGTTCTTCTTTATTTTTTTTAGAAGAATCAGTGGAAAAATTTTCTTTATTTTCAAAAGATTCTTTTTTTTTTTTTTTAAAATCATCAGAAAAAAATTCTTCTATTTTTTTTTGAATCTTTTTTATATAATTATTTTTTTTTAAATCTGAAAAATTAGTAGTAGAAACAATATAACTGCATAGAAAAATTATTAAATAAATTAAATCAAATTTCATGTATATAATATAAATCAGAAGTAAGAGTAATAGAAATTTCATATTTTTTTTACTAATGAATTGATTAAATTTTTCTTGAAAAGAAATAATAAAAAGTAAAAATAAAATAATTAATATAGAAATAATATTCTTAAGGGCATTATTTTTTTCATTCATTTTGATAGAAGGTATCTAATTTATTATTGTATAAAAAAAAAAAAATTTTTAAATTTAAATTTAATTATAACTTTAATTATAACTTTAATTATAACTTTAATTATAACTTTAATTATAACTTTAATTATAACTTTAATTATAACTTTAATTATAAATTTAATTATAAATTTAATTATAAATTTAATTATAAATTTAATTATAAATTTTTTAACCTAAAAAATAAAAATTTATTTTTTCGTAAATTAAAAAAATAAAAATTTTTTAATTTCTAAGTAGTAAGTAGAGGATCCTTATGTCTAAAATAAGTTATAGTTCTTTAGAAGAAGTTTGGGGAAATTCTTTTCAAAATAATGATTCTAATAATTCTAAGCAAAATAATAACGTACCTAATAATAATGCACCTAATAATAATTCATCTAATAATAATTCATCTAATATAAATACAGTAATAAGTTCACATAATAATAGGAATAATATGAATAATCAAAATTTAAATCAAAATCATTATAATAATTCCTTAAATCCACAAACGAATCAAATTGTATCCAACAATGAAGTGAATAGGAAAGATTTTCAGGGAATTCAAGATAATCACATTCCAAATAATGGTCAACATAATCAAGACATGATGCAGGCACAACAACCTAGAAATACTAATACCCAAGAATATCCACGTGTAGATATGAATAAGGTAATCAATAATATGAATCTTGTGGAAAGAAATAAAGAACCAGAAAATACAATAAATGATGATTATCATAAATATCGTTTTAATCCACTAAATAAAGTTATGCCAACTACGAATGATACCCCTGGTAATTATACACCTTTTCAAGATCATATAGAAAAAAAATTTTTACAAGATAAAATTATTGAATTAGAAAATGAATTTCGTAAATATAAATTAATGTTAAATTCACGTAATAATCAAAATGATGATAATGACATTGATCATAATACGATGGAAGGTTTTAGTAATCAAAATTCAGATTCATCCTCTTTAATGGATGCAAACAAAAATGATGTACTTGATTTAATTGTGGTAATTATGATAGGATTAATTATTATTTTTATTTTAGATTCAATTTTTAAAATTGGTAAGAAAATTGGAGCACGTGGGTAATAAACTATATATTCTTTTTTCTTGGAATAAAATCAACAAATGATTGTGATTTTTCTATAGGTTTATATTTTAATGGAATAGTTTCTAATAAAGTATTTTTTGTTTGATCTTGAAATGGCAATGATTGTGGATTTTCAATAAGTTTTAAATCACTTTTTGGTTTATGCCAAGAAATATAAATAACAAAATTTTGAACAAATCGACAATGGAATCCCTTATCTTTTAATACATTGATTAAATACATAACACATTCTGTCATATTAAATAGAGGATAACCCATAATAAATTCTGGAAGTTTAAAAAAACAATACTCTTCTTCATTATCTGCTGTATCTTTAACTTTTTGAAAACATTTTTTCGTTATTTTATTATAAATAAATTGTCTATTTTTTTCGCGTTCTACTTGTTTTTTATGAATATCTTTCACGGAAAATAAATTTAAATCATTATCATTCTCGTAATTTCCATAATAATCGTATTTCTGAATATTCATACTTATAATATATAAAAAAATATTGCTAATAGAATTTATGAAATATCCCAATTACGAGTTAATATTAAGTAGTGGTAGTATAAAAGCCTGTATTTTTTTAGGAGGTCTTCAAGAATTAAATAAGCATATTCCTCTATATAATTTTCGTTATTTAACAGGATGTTCAGCTGGTAGTATTATTTTAACTTTATATAATATTGGTTATACATTAAATGAATTAAAATATTTCTTAATACATATTGACATTGATCATTTTCAGGAATTTAAAATAAAAAATTTTTTAACTAATTGTGGATTTGATACTGGAAATAAAACAGAAAACTTACTCAAAGCTTGCTTTATGAATAAAAATATAGATATAAATATTACTTTTGAGGAATTATATATTAAAAGTAAAGTGACCTTAACTTTAACTATTGTTAATTTAACAAAAGGAATAGCTGAATATTGTAATCATTTGAATACACCTAAAATGAGTGTTTTATTAGCCTTACGAATGAGTATGAATATTCCTATTATATATGAACCCATTAAATATCAAGATCAACTTTATGTAGATGGAGCATTATTGGATCCATTTCCAGTTCAATATATAAAAGATACTGAAAAAATAGGGATGATAATTTACGATAAAAATGAATATCAATTTATTCAAAATTTAGATGCAACTTTTATAAATAATAATGATAATACCGTACAATATATTTTTAATTTAATGAAAATTATCTATGCTAATTATTTGAAAGATAAATATAAAAAAAAATATAAAAACGTAATTTATTATGATACAGAAGCATATACTATTTCCTTTAAATTAGAGAAACAATTTAAAGAAGTTTTAGTAGAAGAAGGAGAGAAAAAAATAAAAAAACATTTTAAAAAAATTTATAATAAAAAACGGAAAATCATGTTGGCCTCGAAATATTATGCATGTTGGAAAGCAAAAGTTGAGAAGATAAAAAAATGAATTCTTTAAGATAGATTTTTATTTCATTTTATTTTTATTTAAATAAAAATTTAAATAAAATTTTTTAATTTTAATTTTAATTTTAATTTTAATTTTAATTTTAATTTTAATTTTTTAGTATATTTACATAGGTTTATTACGATTTAAAAACTGCATAAATCCCCCATAAGTGCGTTCTCCTTCGTAATCAGAATAATTACTATTGAATCCCTTAGGATAATAGCGAATAGTAGGGAAACCTTGTACCTTTTGAGATTTCAATAGATCTTTATATTGAGAATCATCTGAATCAATTTTCATAACTTTGACACCATTGGGAGGGTTTTCCATTAATTTATTGAATTCAGGCATAGTACTTTTGCAATGTCCACACCATTCTGCGAAATACATTACAAATAAGGGTTGGTTATTGGAATTATCAAAAGTCTCAATTTTAAATCCACCGCGGAAATCACCAATATGAGCATTTGCTCCAACTCCAGCTGACCAGTCAGGGGTTTGTACTTTGAATATTGCTAAAATAATGATGATAAATAATATAAATAATATAAGGTGAACCAAAGGGTTTAAAAAGAATTGTGTAGTTGTATCCATATTATTGCGAGCCATTTTTCTATAATAATAAACAACATTTTATTTTTAACGATATACTAAATAAATTTAAACTTTAATATTAAAATTATTATCTGAATTATCTGAATTATCTGAATTATTATTTTTTATTGGTTTTTTTGTTTCTAATTTGCATGCTTGCCAAAGATCAAGTAATTTAGAATTTTTATTATAAAATTGACTAGCTTTACTAATTAATATTGAAAAAGATGACCATTCACATCCAATAAAATAATTAGCATTTTTAGCAATTAAAAAATCAATGATTCCATATAATTCACGACATTTTATTTTAGCATTTAAAGAAAAAGAATTAATTAAGTCATTTTTATCAATTAAATTATATTTATTTTTTAATTTTTTATAATAAGAATTTAATTGATTGGAATAAATTCCTAAGGAAGTACAAATGTAAATTTTCACTTTATATTTTCTTAATTCTTCCAATTCTTTTTCATATACACTTTTATAAATATTTATAATATCATTCTTTGTAATAGCTTGATCATTTAGACATTTTTTCATATAATCAAAACAATCATCTTCTAGACGTAAATGAACACATACATAATTTTGTAAATGAAATGTTTCTTTAATTTTTTCTGATAATTCTACATATTTATTATGAAATGGTAGATTAATTCTTAATTGTTCGTATATTTCTTCTAAATTATGTTTTTTTATATCAAAAAATAAAGATAAATTTTCTATGTCTAATATTAATTCATTTTCATTATTTTTCATATAGTTTTCTATAATTATATTATTATAATCATTTTCGTGTTGTATATTTAGTTTTTTTATAATAGAATTATCTTTAATATTTATTTCTTCCAATATTTTTACATCCAACTTTAAAAAGTCTATAATCGTTTGTAATTTTTCTAAATCATATATTTGATCAATGCTGTTTCTTTTTTCTATATGGTTACAATCTATTTGAAATTGATCAATATATAAATTACGGTTGGTATGATAAGCAAGTAATATTCCTTTTACTAAAGAATTAATTTGATTACATAATCCATGAATAGGACGAATAATTAAAATTTTATTCAGTAAAGACATACTTTATCTAAATAAAATATATTTCAAATAAAACAAAATAGAATTAAATATATAATAAAAATATTATAAATAGGTTAGAAATGTTAAAATAATAAATTATAGAACACTATGTTCTTTTAAATATTTATGAATTCCTCTTACTTGTCGATAAGACCAATAAACTGATCCGCTATAAATAAGGATCATTGCCGGAAGTATAAAGGGTATGTCTAAAGGACTCATATCATTTAATAAATAAATAGTCATAATTTTAGGAAGATGACAAAGACGAAATAATGCAAAAAATATAAGATGAATAATCCAGAAACTACATGTTATTGAATAGTGAAATTTATATTCTTTTAATAAAAATCCTATATTTAATAAAATATTATTTGATTCTAATAAAAATAAACTGTGCATGGAATAGAAACCTACTTGTTGTTGATTCACTATTTGATATAAATTATACATTAATAATTCCAAAGCACATAAATGATGAACTAAAAATAAATATTTTTTGTGATATAAACAACGAAATAAATCTACTAAAAAGTAATTGAAACTTAAACTGAGTGCTAATATCATCATATCATTATTTTCTTCGGAATGTAATAATTGTAAATTAAAATAATTCATGTAATCGATATTATTCTGAGTTAATGCGAGTAAGCTGAAACTAGTTGCACAAAAACTATGAATACTTGAATAGATAACTTCATTTATTTTTTCGTATTTAGATTCCGGTAGTTTAATTAAATTGTGATCGTATACATATTTAGTTGCTTTATCCGAAAAATAAAATAAATTACGTATCACATAATGTGTACCTAAAATATATGTTAAGATACTGAAATACATATATATAATCTATATTAATTATTTATTATTAATTCTTTTTTAAAATAAATATATTAATAATATATACAACTATTTAAATGAAATTTCCTCCCATTTATCTAGCATTCATTATTATATTTGGATTATTACTATTATATTCCTACTATGAATTATTAAATAAAACAAAATCGATTGAAACTTTTTGGGGAGCAATTAAAGGAAATTTACGTACTTTTTATATGATTTCTTTGGTTATAATTATTTGTGCATTTATATGTACCTTATTTTATTTGATGTTTTCTTCTAATTTTAGCGAACAACATAATTATCAATTATTTACTGCATTATTTGGAATTACTATTTTTTCTTTATTTTGGTTACCATTATCTATTTTATATGTACATTATCCAAAAAATAAAATATTTTTACGATTTTTAATTGTAATTACTTTGTTATTAGTCTCTTTAAGTGCATTGTATTTTGTTTATTTATTTTATCCATTGATAATGAAAGAGAAATCATTATTTGCAAATATTGTATTTTATAGTATGATTTATTTATTTTGCCATGTATTTTTCTTAGATTGTATATTTTGGAGTTATTTCTTCTTTTTAGAAAATAAATAATTTAATTAATAATTAAATAAATAATTAATTAAATTTCATATTTTTTCAATTAAAATATTTTTTTGTTTTAAAAAATAAGGGACAAGTTCATCATTTTTATAATCTTCAATATATTTAATTTCTTTCACTCCTGAAGCAATTAATAGACGCGTGCAAATTAAACAAGGATAATGAGTAATATACGCAGTACAATCATTGGAAGAAACTCCACGCTTTGCACAATCACATAACGCATTTTGTTCCGCGTGAATCGTAGCTTGTTCATGTCCATTACGAACAATACTTTTATGGTCACATCCTGGAAGAAATCCGTTATATCCTTGACTTACAATACGATTATCATTTACTAATAAACAACCTACTTTTAACCGATTACAAGGTGATCGCTTAGATGTGACTTGTACAATTTCTTTGAAATAACTATTCCATTCAGGACGTTCAGATGAAATCATAGAATTATATAGATTTATTTATTATGATAAAATAGAAAGTATATTTTAAGTAAAAGGTAAAAAATAATAAATAATTAATTAAATTGAGCATAGTATAGATATTCAGATTTTTTAAATTCAGCATTATAAATCCATGTTTCTAATTCTTGTTCAGGTAATAATTGATAGTTTCTTAATAGATCTTTCTTAAATTGTATTCCTTCTTTTAACCATTTTATATCTAGATCTTTTGGTTTTTGATTGATTAATAGATTTTTCAAGGAATATTGAGATTCTTTGAATTCATTATCAAAAGCAATTGCTACAGGAAAGGTAATCGCTTTTTTAATTTCTGGATGAATATTTTTGGATAATTCTTTATGTTTAAGCATTGGTAATAAAACATTTTTTAATAAATCTTCAAAAGCACATAATAAGTAATGTATATTTTCAAAATTTTGATGATTATTTTCATTATTTACTGTTAAAAATAAATGCATCAATGGAACATGAAAAATAGTTTCTTCGAAGCATTTATAAGAAGAAATCCAAGAATAATTTTTGGGTAAGGAATATTCATATATTTTATTTTCTTGTTTATGTAGAAGTTGTCGACTTGCAAATAAATATTGTTTTGTTTGTGGATGTTGTGCAATATGACATAAAAATTGACTTTCTTCATTATTTGCAATATCTTGAGAGCAACAAGGTATTTTAATAAAAGGATGTTCTTGATGTTCTTTATGAAATGTATTAATCATTGTAAAAACAGTATAGTCATCTTCAGAGTTATCTTTTTTTGATGTCTCGTCAATTGATGATTCTTCCAAAATATTCTGGATAGATTGACATGGTAAAGTAAAGGTAGGTTGTTGCTGAGAAAAATTACTTAATGGTGATGTGTTTAATTGTTGTAATGTATTATTTGAAGATGTAAATGAAAAATTAGTTGTATTATTTTGATTTTGTGTATTTGAAATACTTGAATCTGCACTGAATTCAAAACCATTATTTTGAGTATTGAAAGTTGTCGATGATGGAAAACTATATTTAAACGTTTGATTAGAATTCGGATTTGAATTATGAATGATAGCATTATTATTCAAATTTTCTGAATGTGTTGTATTGAATATATTATTTGATTTTTCTGTATTAATATTGGAGTTCCATACAGGAATAGAAGAAGGTGATGGAAAAGAAACAGAATTTATAGAATTATTTATTTCCTCTTTTTGTTGAGAATTCTTTTCTATTATTTCTTTGGATTGTAAGTTTTTTTTTTGAATTGGTGTTTCTAAATAAGTTATGACTTGTTGTATAAAAAAAGGAATATCTTTATGTGAATAAAATCCACATAATGCTTCTAATTTTCTTTGATTAAGTGATATATTTTGTTCAGCAATCATATTTAATTTTATGTAATAGTAAATTAATATTTTTAAATACTAAAAGGATAGATCTATTTATTTTCATTTTCATATTTTAAATTTTTTATAATAAAAATAGTACTATAAAAAGTAAAAATAAGTAAAAATATAAAAAAATGACATTTGGCGATGGTGTTAATGAAGCAATAGATTGCCTAAGCTTTCAGAAATAAAATACTAACTTGAAATTATTTATGAATCAATATATAAATGACTAATAAAATAATTTTTATTTCTAGAATATTAAGAATAATAACATAGAATTATAATACATATTTTAAATTTTTATTTTTTATTATTATTCTTTTTATTATTATTCTTTTTATTATTATTCATTTTAGATTATTCATTTTAGATTATTCTTTTTATTCATTGATTCATTACATCATTTATTTTCCAAGGATTTAAAGAGATTTGATTATAAATAAGGTATAGTCACAAATAAAGTATGTATAGCAAAAAAAAGACATTGGGACAATTTTATACCACGAATTATAATTATATATTTCAAAATTTTACTATTCCCAAAGATACAATAAATATTATTGAACCTTTTGCTGGAAAAGGAGATTTATTAAAATTTATTTCTAATCATGATGATTTAACTATAGAATGTTATGACATAGATCCTAAGAAAGAATCTTCATTTGAAAACAAAGAAAAAATTAAAATTAAACAAAGAGATACTTTTAAAGATCCTCCTGTGTATAATCAGAAATTTATTATGACAAATCCACCTTTTTTAGCTTTAAATAAAACGTTTGATAAAGATATTTTTCAAAAATATAAAAAAGATGATCTTTATAAATGTTTTATTGAACAAATAATAAGAGATCCTTGTGATGGAGGAATTGTTATTTTACCATTAAACTTTTGGTGTTCTATAAGAAAGCAAGATATATTATTACGAAAACAATTTCTACAATTATATAAAATTGATCAATTAAATATTTTTGAAGAAAAAGTTTTCCAGGATACAAAATATACAGTTTGTTCCTTTCAATTTACATCATATAAAAAAATAATGAAACATACTTATTCACAACAAGACAATAATAAAATAAATAATGAAACAAAAATAAATAAACAAGCAAAAATAAGTAATATTAATAAAAAGAACAATCAAAGCAATAAAGAAAATAAGCATGAAAATCAAATAAAATCATCTTATCCCATTCATATTACTATTTATCCACAAAAAATAGAATTATCTTGTGCACTTGAACAAAAAAATAATTATATGGTCGGAGGTGAAATATATCAACTTCCTCAGGATAAAACACTACATATAGATCGTTTAACGCATCAAAATATGAACAAAGATCATGAATTTCATACCCAAATTTTACTTAAATGTATTGATGATAATGATCATAGTAAAATTGATTTAAAATATGTTTCTTTACCAATAGACCAACAAAAATATAATTGTGCTGATTATACAAAATATATAGATCAAACACTTAATTTAACGAATCGTTCTTATGCCATTATTGTTATTGATAAAATACTCAGTATTGATAAACAAAAGCAATTAGTTGTCTCTTTTAATCAGTTTCTTAATGAACAACGAGAAAAGTATCATTCTTTATTTTTAACTAATTACCGAGAAACTACTGATATTGCGCGAAAACGAATTTCATTTACATTAGCTTTTCAAATTATCAATTATTTACTTTCCAAATCTAATGATTGAAACATTTTTGAGAAATCATCCATATTTCCCACAAAAATATTATCTTTCACAGTAGTATATTTTTCTTTATTCAATAAATATTGAAATTTATTCATATGTCGATGACTTTCATCACCGTCTAAAATATTAATAAAATATAAATTATTGGTGGGTATTAGTGAAATTGTATTTTCATTTTCATTACTTTCACTGTATTGAATTAATTGATTATTTATAGATGGAATTATATTTGGAACAATATTATTTAATTTATTCAGATAATCAGCTTGTGTTTTGATAAAATGATATACTTCTCTTAATGTACGTGTTTGTGCACCGCCTTTATCACAAATCATTTTAAAATTGTGATAAAAATGACATTGATTAATCTTCTGAAATCCATCAAAATCTTCCGTCCACTCAAAGCCATCTTCTTGTTTGTTGGGATACTTAATTTTTTCTAAAGATAATGTATCCCAATTTAAACGTACATTTGATTTACCACATTTTTTATTTGTAATATTTTCGACCATTTTACGCTGAAATAATTCGCATTCATTCGATTTCCCTGTTTTATACCAACTTTGAGTACGACGCCAAAATTTAGTTTGATTTTGAGATTTTACAATCGGTAATGGAACTATTTTAAAAATAGTCATTTTACTATAAAATAAGAAGTAGATTATTTTTAAATTCATTGAACTAAAAGGAGGATTTCTTTTTACTTTAAACGCATGAAAAAATAAAAAAATAATTAAAAAAATAATTAAAAAAATAATTAAAAAAATAAATAAGCACGAAATTATAATAAATAATGATAAATAGAAATAGAATTTTTAGTGATAATAATCATATTCTTCTTTTAATTCCATATTTAATTTAGTAGTTTCTTCTTCAATTTCCTTTTCAATAGCATAATTATATTCATCAACTTCTTTCTTCACAATATCATAATTTGACGATGAATCTTTAATAAAGTCATAAAAGCTATAATTAAAATTGATATGATCTTGATCTAAAAATGGTAATGCTTCATGGTTGATTAATTCTTTAAAGGCTTCTTTTAAAGAAGAAATGCGACGATTATATAAATATTCAAATTCGTCATCAACATCTTTAAATTGAGAGCTATAATCTTCATAGATATATGGATGATCATTTGTTATTTCTATTTTTTGACAAGTTTCATGATTATTATTTTTAGTCTCTATTTTTTGATTATTATCTTTTTGAATTGTTTCTGCCCAACTCATGTTTAACAAAAACTATATTTCCTAATTAATAATTAATCTTTAAACCCTTTGAATGAAGGTAAAAAAGATATACGAAAATAGAATAAAAACAAAATAAAAATATTTATTATTTTTATTTTCTAAATAAAAGATTAATTTTTAAAAAAACAATCAGGATAATATTTATAAGGTAAAATATATTGCTTGGAACTTGACTCATACATCATGCATATAAATCTTTGTACTGTTTGATCACTTTCCTTAATATGAATACTGTAATGACGCAATGCAATATCTTTGAGTTCATAAAATAAATATTCTAATAGTTCATCATTTTTTTCCATCCAATCTCTTTTAGAGATCATTGTGAATTATATTTATATATTTTACTAAATCTTTAAGTTGTATCTCCAGAAAAACAATTTTATCTAAATAGACGTATTTTTAGAAATTTCAATTAATTATAAAAAATATTTTTAAGACTTATTTTTAAGATGTATTTTTTTTAAGATGTATTTTCAAGATTTTATTTAATATCAGAAACTTTTAGGCTTAATTTATTAGATTCTTTTCGACTATTATATATAAATTGTACTGCTTGGTTAGCTGCTTCTTCATTTTTTAAAAATAATTTTAATTTCTCAAGTAAATATTTTTTAGTAATGGTTTCGGATGTTTTCATATTAGAACATTTTAATTTATTTTTTTCAAAAATAATTTCTTTATCTAAATAATCATTATTATTCATATAAGAAACAATATTATTTTCAATAACATCATATGATTGTTTTAATTTATTAATTTCTTGTTTGTAGTCATTTTCTATTTTTTTGAGTTTTAGATATTCTTGGATATGATTTTTTAAATCGTTCTTATCATGTATTGGCATGTTTATGATACTTATGATTATAAATTATTTTCTAAATAAATTAATTATAACAAAAAACTAAAAAAGAAAAAATATAAATTTTTTTATTTTTTTTAATAAATAAAATTTATTAAAAAAATAAAATTTATTAAAAAAATAAAATTTATTAAAAATGAAATTAAAATATTATACTATTATAAAAAATGTGTTTTAGTACTGAATCGTCATTAGGATCATTTATTGTTGGCATTATTGGATCTTATTTACTATTTAATTACGGAAATAAAAAATATGAAAAAGAAAATCAAATATATAGTATTTTTTTATTGTATGTTATTTTCATGCAATTATTCGATTTTATTTTTTGGATAGATCAGAAAAATAAGTGGAATTTAAATAGAATTTTTACATATATTGCTCCTTTTTTTAATTTGTCGCAACCGTTATTACTTTACATTTTAAAAATTATTTATAATAAGCCTAAAATAAATGGACTATGGGATTATTTTGTATTAGTAATCAATATAATTTATGCAGTTGTATTCTTAATAGGATATAGTCAATTTATAAGCAATACAAATCCACTATTAACATTAGAAAAAGGAGGTCATTTAGAATGGAAATGGCTTAAATATTTTAATTTGTTATATTTTGTTGCATTTATTGTCAATATTTTCTATACTTCGAAGATAAATTATTCAATTATGGCTACTTTAGTTATTTTTTTATCCTTATTTTTAAGTAGTAAATTAAATATAAATTTTGTGGGAGAATTGTGGTGTTTTATTGCTTCAATTGGTTCATTAATAATATTAGGACTCAGTTATATATTGTGATAAAAAATTTATAAAATATATAAAATATTTAATAAATAGTCACTTAGAAGATTATAGAAAATATAATCATAAATGATTTATGATTTATAATTTATGATTTATAATTTATAAAAATAATTTTTATAAATAAAAAGGAATAATAAAATATTTAAATAATTTCGCACAAGTCAACGTGGGATAAAAACATACGTCGACAACAATATTTATGAATATGCATTTCATCTAAAATTTTTCCTTCCAATGTCTTTTTTTCTAATTCATCAATATCGATAAATCTTTTTTTACTATCTTCGGGAATATTATCTTGTATGAATTTAAGTTGTATTTGTTCTTGATATTTTTCCCATAAATGGGCAATTACTTGATTGCATGTAAAACAACGTACTGGAATAATCATTTTTCTTCTTATTTTATATTGATAAATTTATTTTAAATAGAGTTTAAATTGAATGTAAATATTAGAAATACTTAGAAAATTAGTTAACTTAAATCTCTAAAAATTATCATTTTTATAAAATTTATTAAAAAAATTTCGAAGCGTTTATTTACTTCTATTTTTTTATACCATATATTCATAAAATGAATAACAAGGATACTCTTGATATAAGAAAAAAATTAAATATACTTGCTTTAAATCATAATCGTCTTACTACATTGTGTGCTCATTTGCTTAATGAAGTAAATGGTTTAAAAAAAGATTTATCAGTTGCTCGTGAAGGCGGAAGCTTATCTTCTGGAAGTGGAAATGATGTAAAAGTTATTCCCACCTCAAACAGTAGATCTTCTAGTCATTCAACTAATTTTTCCGAATTAAAAGCAGATGATATTTTAAAACAATTGTCGATTAATAATACAGATAATTAGATAAAGTATCATTTTGTTAACATTTTAATTATTTTTAAATATACGATATTTTTATATTTTTATATTTTCTATAAAAATGTAATATATATGATTAATATGAGTGATTAATATGTATGATTAATTATTTTCGTTAAACTTACTTTTGAAATATTTATATTTTTCTTTTTTAATTCTTGCTTCATTACTTTTAAATTATCCTGGTATTCTTTTATATTTTCCCACATATTTTGTATTAAAAGTACTTCTTCTTCTTTAAACTTTTTTTTCGACTTTGTCACTTTTTCTACATAATCATATTTTAATTCTTTTCCATTTTCGGTTTCAAAATATCCATATATTTTTAAGTCACCATGATGTACTTGATCATGAT